GAAGCGCCTAGATCGACCGCGAGTTGATTTGATTCGATAACCAAACCACCGTTTGATTTTGTATCAATAGATAATGTGTGTGCAATAGTTTCACCTGATGTTGCACCCGTAGTCGTAATACCATTACCACCTGTAATCGTGGAAACGTAGTCACCTGTTGTACCTGTACCTAAAGTTATATCACCACCACCACCTATATCTGAAGTTAATATATTTGTATTGTAAAGTTCTTTAGTTGTTGGATTGTATCCAATAACAGTTGTAGATGCTGGATTTGTTACACGTAAAGGTGCCATATAAATACTATCACCTGATGGTGCATTAATAGCTGTAGAAGAAGCGTTTAAAACAATTGTATTATCCGCCTGATTTGTAGGAGCATGTTTACCAAACCGGATTTTGGTAGACCGCTCGATTGTCGGTAAATTTTTAACCATTTATTATAAGTGTGTATTTTAATTTGCAAAAATAAGACCAGCCATACCATTTTGAATTCGAAGTATGTTATAATTAACTGCATATATAGGATCGGTAATATTCATTGTTTGACTAACTATCCTGAATGAATCTACACGGCTAAAATTGAGTGTTCCTGTCGGCTGGAGTGAACTCGACATTATGCAAAAACAGTATAAGAAAAAATCGGGGGACGTAACAAAGTTTGTATGGTAATAATTCATAACGTCTATAAAGTGTGGTTTAGCCCATTTAAAATTGGTTATATCTGCCCCATTAATCTGTATTTTTACTTTATTTGTTGTTGATGTTAAGGCACCTGTTCCAGATGTATCGGAAGATGCGATATATTTTACGGGGTGATTAAATGTTAATTCCTGTATACGTTCATTCGACGCAATATTTTTTTGAACTTGTGTAATTATTATATTGTGATTTTTGTCAACCAATTCTTTACGTTCATGATCATCAAGGTAATAATAATTCGAATAACATTCAAAGTTGTAGTTTCCTGCATCTGGGCCCCAATGTATACGCAACTCAACATCGTGATACTGGAGTGCGACTAAAGGTAAAGCAGATTGTGTACCTTCACAAAAAAAGAAACGAAATGGGTAAAAATAAGAAAGTGCACTTATACCTGGGTGTGGACCCAAGGCACTTTTTGATACATTTGTCGCGAATGTATCTATAGCTATATTCTCTGTAAAAACTGCATCCTGTTCATCTATAACTTGACCACCGATAAGAAGTTCGACTTTATTTATAAGTGTACCCCAATTTTGTATATCAAGGGCTTCTGAATTATTATCAATTGTTAGATATGTGTACCCTAACATATCACCAGTTCTATCAAAATGAATAGATGACATAGAATTTGCTCTGGGATTTCCATTTATAACCTGTGATTCGACGACCTGAGAAAAATTTGTATGTCTTTTAAAAGATGATACAAAAAAGCTTACTTCTGGTGTACCTGTGATATATTGATCTTGAGCACCTATTGCAACGAGTTGAACGATACCAGATGACATTTATAATAAGAAAAGGTTAAAATTTTACAGATTATTTATCAATCGTCTGGAATGGTAAATTTTTCCGTTTACAAACGAATCTAAAAATAAAAAAGTTGTCATCTGTACCCGCTATACTATCTCCGTCCTGGTTTAATAAACTAAACGTTAATTTATTGATTTTTCGTATGGGTGTTAAATATTGTTGTACGACTGGATAATTGTCTTTAAAAATGATCTGGGTTACCCATAATGTACTCATCTTGAGCACCAATGGCAATAAGTTGAACGATACCAGAAGACATTTATATTAAGAAAAGGTTAAAATGTAGCTTACTTAGCACGACGCGTGACCACCTCCCCTGAAAGATTGGGCTTTCTACATATAAACTGTAAGGTTAAAAAGTTATCGAGATCTTCACCGGGTATAGTTCCACCGGTTTGGTCGAGTAAACTCACCGTGAGACGACTGACTTTCTTGATTGGTGTTATATACTGGTGTACGATTGGGTATTCGTCGCGGAACACGAGTGGTAAAGTGTTTGCACTCATGATACTCCCGAACGAATTGTTCAATTTTAATAAATTCTTTTGACCTTCGAGGTCGGACGTCGCGCGTTGACTAAACTGGGTATTGAGTTCTTCTATAGATACGTAACACACATTAGAGACTAAAGACGTATTTATCTTTGCTGATACGAGACGAGCCTGGACTACATTTTTAAGGGGTTGTTGGATATAGACCGAAAATGTGTTTTTACTTGCCTGACCTAATGTATCTACATTAATTGTGTGATACTCGTGTTTTAAATCAGGCATAAACGTTTGTGAAGTAACCTGTGCCATTTATATATAATAGATATTTTACTTCGTCCTGTTTAACGTTGTCGCCTACACACGAAACTTAAAATGAGATGGTTATGTTCACTACCAGAATCAGGTGTAAGTAAATTCCCGTCTGAACCATATATTTTAATCGTGAGGGTACTGACACTTTGAAGAGCTGTTAAATACTGACTAATAATCGGGTATTCATTCTTAAATAAATGAACATAATCATCATTACCGTGAGAAATAGCCTCCGAAACCATTGACGCAAAAACACCACTCACATTACTTATAGAGCTTATACCAGCTCTTTCATTTAAATTCGGGGTAACTTCGAGTTCGGCAATAGATATATTTATATGTTTATTCACAGCCTTTGTGTGAATATGACAAGCTAAAAGTTTTGCTTGTACTACATTTTGTAGCGGGTTTGCGAGATTCACAGTAATGTTATTTCTATTGGTATGTCCAATAGTGTCTACCGTTACAGTTCGATATTCGTAATTGAGATCGGGGATAGTGTGATTTGCGGTATAGTACGCCATTTATTATTAGTAAAGAGATTTTAAACACGTGAACCGTATGATCATAAAATTATCACCTGCGATACTCGGATTTTTGATGGTAGTACCGTCTTGATTGAGAATCTTTACCCTAAACCTATCTATACTTTTAATTGGGTACGTATATTTCGTTTCAATTGTATATTCATCTTTGAATATAATGGCGGTATCAACACCGGTCGGATAAGGGCTTACTACGGGTGTTATGAGACTCGCAAACGTGTTTCTAATAGTAGTCATACTCGTTTGACCTTCAAAAACATTAGATGTATGGTCTGAAAAATTTGTGTTAAGTTCGTCGATTGACAAATAACAGTGTTGTGTCGCTTCGGTCGTCTTGATATTGGCCGCCGAAAGTCGTGCGTTGACTACATTACGAAGAGGTTGAGTGAGATAACATGTGAATGTATTAGAGCTATCTTGACCAACTGAGTCTATTGTAATTGTATAATACTCGTATTCATGTGGTACATCCATTTATATATAATAGATATTTTACTTCATCTTATAATTCAAATGTTCGTTGACGAGTTTTTGTCCGTCGCATACACCTCCAACACTGTTAGAGTAGTATGCGCTCGCGAGACATTCTTCGGTCGATGGAATGTCGAAGAGTGAACCAGTGTTGATGGTTTCAATCTCGACATCGGCGCCCTGGTATCCACTGGTACGTAACATAGCGAGGATACATAAGAGGACGATGACGAAGACGATGGCACGGATCGTGTTTCTGTTGGTAGAATTAAGTTTCATTTATAGTAAACCAATATATTTTTATAAAGTGCGTTAAAGAGAATAGAATAGTTTCAATATAAAGAGTAATATGGACGGTGAGATTATTCTTGATCGTAGAGAACATAATGTTATGAAACTTGATGATAGTGAACAGGCACTCATGAACGAAATTGAGATTGAAGTTCCGAGACACCAGCCTGTAAAAAAACAGGTCGCGCGAATGAAAACCCAGTTTACACCCCCGGTTAGACAAGTCTTTCAGGAAGATATGGATTCGTTTGCTAACCCAAATAAACAAACACAACCGTCGGCACCTCCCCAGGAAGCCCCCCTTGATTACGGTGAATACGACGATTACGAACCTGAAATGGATTACGGGATGGGAAACGGTGGTGGGGGTGGCTATTCTATGGACGAAGATGAAGATAAACCTTCCCCGGGATTTAAAACTATAGACGAAGAGAAAGCCGATCTTGTAAACAAACTTGGTCGTTTAGAAAAAAAGGGTTTTACGGTAAACAAACGGTTAAACGCCTATTCCCCTATAGACGAACTTAGAAACGAGGTAAAGAGAATTACGTATAGCATAGACGTAGATAAATCGGTTAAATTTGCGAGACGTATGCTGATTGCGTGTACGACCGGTCTTGAATTCTTGAATAAGAAGTATAACCCCTTTGAAATTCAACTCGAAGGGTGGTCCGAAAACGTCATGGAAAATGTCGACGATTATGATGAAGTATTCGAAGAATTATACGTAAAATACAGAACGAAAATGCACGTCGCACCAGAAATCAAACTTATTATGATGCTTGGTGGTTCGGCAATGATGTTCCATCTAACCAATAGTATGTTCAAATCGGTCATGCCGAACATGAACGATGTGATTAAACAGAACCCGGCACTCGTTCAAAGTATGATGGCGGCGGTCCAAAATACAGTACCAAAGTCGCAACAAAGTTCCGAACCTTCCAGTACTGGTCGACACGAAATGCAGGGACCAGGGTTTGACATTTCGAGTCTTATGGGCAATATTATGATGCCACCAAAACCACCCATGAACACGACGAGTATCCAGGCACAACCTCCAAGCGACGATGATGACGACGATGTTTCGGATATCGCGGAGGCGCCAAACGCAGGCGACACGGATGATTTTAGTGAATTGAGAGAAGTTAAAGTTACCCAGACCAAGGGTAAACGTGGTGGTGCTCGAAAGAAAAAGTCGGTCGAAATTAATTTGTAAATTATAGTATAAATGATAGGATACTGTCCCTTAGATGATGACCCTATTGAAAGGCCGAGACCTTCTCAAAAGGTACCAGTCCCAGTCCAGGAGCGACGTGAAAGTCCTACTGGAGGAGAGGATACCGAATGTAATTATGTTGTTTTATTTTTTATTGCTGGTGTAATCGCCTTAGCAATTATGGACACACTCCCACGAAAGTAAGTAAGTACTCTTTCTACCATTTTGATATTCCAGAATGGTAAATGTGAAACTTTAAGATTCTAACGCGGTGACGCGTGCTAATAAATCGGCGATTTGCGTTTCGAGAATATCATTCTTCACCTTGAGTTCCTGGATCGCACCGATTGCAACAACGAATAAACCTTGATAATTGAGAGCTAGTGGTGTTTCTGTTTCGATTTGTTTAGTATATTTTGTATCAATTTTTTCCTGTTCTTCTGGTGTGAGAATAGAGTATTCTTCCTGTGTTATGGTGTTACTATAATGGGTGTACGAAATTGTGTATGTAACTTGTTCTTCTGTAGTCAAGTTACTATATTCTTCATTCGATAAGGTCTTAATATCAGTCCGTGACTCTTCACCTTGTACAAGAAATGAGAGTTCAGATATGTTACGAACATCTTGAGCGATGAAACCAAATTCATCGCCGTACTTGTACTCACTCTTCACATTTTCCCATTCTTCATCTGTAGGTATCCATGTACCTTGTGTATTCGGAATTTCTAAGATTTTCTCATACTTTTGTGGTTTGAGTTTATTTATAATAGATAATGCGTTCGGTATATCTTCTTCGTTGTACTTTATTCGGTCATCGGAATTATTACTAATAGCACCAGAATGGTTTAAAGTTCCATTAACATCCAATTTGTAAGCCGGAGATGTTGTTCCTATACCGACATTACCAGCTTCTAGTGTGAGATTATGAGTAACACCCGAAGAGAGTGAGTTATTTTCTATAGTGTTACAAACATAAAAGTCTATGGCATTATCGGTAATCGCAGCAGAATTATGTCTCGTCCTTATAAAATGTTGATATGTATCTGATCCATTCCATCCAAATGCCATTTGAGGAGTTGTAGGTGCCGTTGCTCCTCCACTACCTTCCCCGTTTCTAACAAGTATACCACCATAAATATTATAACTACCCCCTACATCTAAGGTTCGCATTGGTGAAGTTGTTCCTACACCCAATCTATTTTCGATAATTGCATTTCCACCAACGGATAAACACTCACTTGGTGGTCCGTCATTATACCCATACGTAATTAGTTCCGGATTAAAAAGATCATAAAACATCATGTTTCCCATAAACGTACCAGCGGGTCCCGCTATTGACCCAGATGCGTCACCGTACCCGAAGTGCCAACCCTGACTGTCCCAAGCCGGTTTCGATGAAGAATTCGTAAGGGTACCACTTAAAGATACCGAAGACCCGTTAATATAAAGAGAGTTTAGATTTACGTTGACAACGCCCCCGTTTATGTCATAAGCCCATTCTGTGGGAAACTGAACACCGATATGATACCATTTATTGGTATCAAGGGTTGTCGCGTGCGTTCTTGTACCAATACCGGAACCAAAATTAAGTGTGAAACCTGTTGATGTTAATTGTAAACACCCACCTCCATACAAACCAAAGACAGTCGATAAAGTTTCACCCCACGAACATAAAACATTAGATGCATACGAACTGTGTGTACTTTTTAGTTTTAACCAAAACATTATCATACCATCAACACCAGTCCAGGTACCGGTAATATCAGTTTGACCTATACCCGAGCTCGTACCAGTAAACTCGAACGCCTTTTCTGTACTCGAATACGGACACCCGGTTCCATTAGATATTGTTATTACTTTCACACTTCCCGGTGTTTCATCAATAATTTGAGACGAAGTTATAAGATCTTCACACCTCGTGTTCATGTAAACATATTCTGCATGACCCGATAATAGTTTAGATCTATTTTTATAATTTACATTTAACTTATCGCGTATTTGTGTTTCAGCTTTTATATCAAGGTACGTTTCGGCTAATGAAGTTGTTGTTGACGTCGAATCATTACCACTATACAAATTACCAATCGCGATCGTACCGTATTGGTCGAGTATAAACCTGGGTGATTGAATATCCTTTGATTCCTGTCCGTCTTGATATACGGTATGGTACATTTTCATATGATCCAAGTGTATTTCAGATGCTTTTATACGTACTCTATCTACAATTTCGTTTGTTTGATGATTTTTGTGTAGTAAAAGTTCAGATGCACTACCAGTAATTACACGATTTTCTATGAGAGTTTCATCGTAATAATTATCACCCGTTGTACCACCAAACGAAATTCGTTTAGGTATTGTATTATCTACAGCGTCATCATTAGGGCCAATTCTTAATTCTCTCGCAGTGATATATCCTTCAAAAATACTATTACCTGTAAATGTAGCCGTTATTAGAAAAAAATAAAACTCAACGCGACCATATGCATTTTGATTTGCTGGGAAATTTGTCACAGCTGTTGATAATGGTACCGAACCACCACTACCGGTATAATGATCGTCTCCTTGAAAATCATTATCATCCCACCATATTCGTGAAACGGCAACCTGATTACCATCTGTTATATCTAATTTGTACCCCGATAACATTTTAGTTCCAGTTTCACTGTTATAATCATAACCTGGATATTTACTCGATATAGGTAATTGTCCTTCTATCCAGTCACTTCCTGACCAGTCCAATACATATAATTGTGCATTTAGTACAGCTGGAAAAGCCCAATTAGATATCATGGACATCGCTACTCTATTACCTGTGTAATCAAGACCAATACTAAACCCCGTAAATAAAGCTGAACCTGATTTTATATCTACACCTCTCTGTTCCCATGAACTACTTACGGTTGAGTATTTATATACACGAACTGTACCACTTTGACGATTAGGTGCGCTTACAGCAATAACGGATCCATCGAAGTTAATTGCTACAGAGTATCCGAGTGTAGGAAATTTTAAATTTCCGCTATTTGTAATATAATTACTTCCATCATACTCTAATCCCGAAAAAGTTTGACCTAATTGCGAAAAGGTACTTACCCAATCATCCGTTGTTACTAAAACACGCGCTGAACCTGATTGACGCTGTCCATGGGGGATAAATGCTTCTAAGAAACTTGTATTTGATCCACTATAATCTGAATTTACACTCGAAATTGCATCCAATGGCGTTCCCGGTCCACCTACAATAAGGTGTGTACCAAAAGGTGCGAGTTTACACGAAAACCCGTATTGTAATGAAGATACATTACTTGAAAGTTTACTGTTTATAGTGACAGTACCACTTGTAGAATTTAAAGGTATGACGTTAGGTATATCGTCACCTATATTTGAGTATGCAAGTGACCATGAACTATTTGAAAGTTTCCAAACGTCGACGCGGTTATGGTTGGGTGCACCTATAGCTAACGTTGTATCTACATCTTGACCAAGAGAAACACTGTACCCGAAATTAGAATCGGTGTACCCCGAGATGGTATTTGAAACGTATGTTGCCCACGGGTTTGGTGAAGTAGAGGTTGCATCGAAAACGTAAACTTTATCTACACCATACGCGCCAACCGCAATACGCGTACCTTTCCAATTCATGGAAACTGCGTGACCGAAATACGATCCATTTGAGGCTGAAGGTTCGGTTATTATTTTTGACGTTTGCCATGTATTTGAATTTGCGTCTATTAAACTACTCACGGTAACTTTACCCTGTGATATTACGTTTCCTAAATGTCCAATGGCAACTCGTGTATTTTTAAAATCCAGGGAAATACTCGAACCAAGTAAAATACCTCGTTCCGTACCTTCTATTTTATCAAGAGTCTCTATACCTCTATATGACAAAGCCTCTAAAGACATTTAATACATACCCAGAATTAAATTGAACGAATTTGTCGTGATGGAGCCTCTGTAACAACAGTTGAATTTTTAATTCTACTGTTTATAGCTATAATTTCCGTACAGTGTATCGTCCCTAACGAAATTATATCATGTGTTGAGTACACATTACCTCTTATATAAAGTTTATCTACACCGTCATCTATAATGGATACATTTGAACCTATATTTAGCGTATGGACAGGATTCGCATTAGAAATACCAACATTACCACCATTATAATATATATCTGATCCAGTTTGTGTCCAGTACCCTCCTCCACTACCCCCGGAAGGTGCTTGCCATTCTATATCACTTCCAGTTCCATTTACGGTTAGAACATGACCTATTGTACCCTTTTGTAATTTTTTGAGATGATTATCAGATGTACCAACGAGTAAATCACCTTGACTATACGTAGTGAAACCGGTCCCACCATAAATATTTGATAAAGTACCAGATGTTATATTACTCGCATTTAATCGATTAAGTCCGACTGCGTTATCACTTACAATACTACTCGCGGTTATAGTATTTGAACCTTTGATAGGACCATATACACCGGATAGAGTCGAAATAGTACTCGCGTTTATGGTATTTGATCCTACAATTTTACCATAAAAGTCTGTAGAGTAAATGGTTGAAGCACTTATCGTATTTGAACCTTTGATAGGACCATATACACCGGATAGAGTCGAAATAGTACTGGCGTTTATGGTATTTGATCCTACAATTTTACCATAAAAGTCTGTAGAGTAAATGGTTGAAGCACTTATCGTATTTGAACCTTTGATAGAACCATATACACCTGATACAAATATATCACCATTACTATCGCGTGCAACTATTTTATTTGTTGTATTTGTCGTGGTAGCATCAACACCAAACGTTACATCGGCACTTCCATTAAATGTTCCATTATTCGATGTCAAATACTGAAATGTATTTGCTGTGAGTGTTCCGGCTGTAGCTGGTGCTACTTCAGATATTGCAGACCATAAAATAGTAGCACCATTCGTCTTTAAAAATTCTCCACTGGTACCTATGGGTAATTTATTTAATGTATCTGTAGCAGATGCATAGAGAATATCACCAACTGTGTAAGAATTTATACCTGTCCCACCTCTATTTGCGGGTCTTACTTCAGTTTCTAAATCATCAATTCGAAACACATTACTCGATAAGTCTGTACTTACAGTTTCTATTCTCGTCGAATTACTTGCCAAGTCTGTACTTACAGTTTCTATTCTCGTCGAATTACTTGCCAAGTCTGTACTCACAGTACTTATTCTTGTAGAATTACTTGCTAAATCTGTACTGATAGTACTTATTCTCGACGCGTTACTTGCTAAATCTGTACTGACAGTACTTATTCTCGACGAATTACTTGCTAAATCTGTACTGACAGTACTTATTCTTGTAGAATTACTTGTTAAATCCGTACTCACAGTACTTATTCTTGTAGAATTATCCGCCAAGTCTGTACTTAAAGCGACACCCGTAAGTGTTCTACCGTCACCATAAAACTTGGACGCAGTTACGTTACCCGCGACTACAACGTTACCACTTGTAATTAAAGACGTAATTTGGTTTGTAAACTGAATGGTGTTAGATGTTGTATTACCTTTATTTGTCGTTTCCTCTAGAGTAAATGCAGCACTTGCACCCGCTATTCCTGTAAGTTTACTCCCGTCACCTATAAAAAAACCACCGGTAGTTATTATATCTCCGGTAGTCGTATTACCATTATCGGTCACATCCTGGAGTGTAGATGCAGCGGCACCTTTATACTTTTGTATATTACGACCAGTATCACAACAAGGCATTCTTATAACTATGAGTGATTATTTTTAGGGTGAAATGAGGCATTTCCCTATACTAAAAACATCCGGACGTTCGTCTTTTACCCGTGGAATTTTGAAACCACCTTGGCGGTACACCTTGAGACGTTTATTATACATCGCGTGACATATAGACCATTGGTCGAACATATCATAAATGTGTGGATTGTTCTTCTTACCGTGTGTTTCACGCATAATTCTTCCAATAGACTGAACTATATCGGATTTCGGGGTCGCTAAAATAACCGTATCGAGTGAAGGTATATCGAGACCTTCGTGTGCTTGACTGAACGTTGCAAATATAATTTGTTTCGTACTCGATTCGGCCAACGCGGCTTCTTTCATACCACCCATATACAAACCCGACGTTTTCTTGAAACATTGGTGTAAAAATTCACAGTGGTGACGCCGATCACTCAATACGAGAACTTGACGTGTTCCCTTAACGATATTCTTTATAATGTTTATGATAACAATGTTTCTCTCGCGGTCCTCGGTAAGTTCAGTCACCATTGTCGCGAGAGAAAGTTTACCGAACCGCGTACACGGCGGTGGGTCTTGAAACCGTGGACACGTATATTCAATGGGAAACACTTCGACCTGTTGTTGATTTTCGCGTTCGACGGCAAAGAACGTCGGTCCCATGAACCAATGTAGAACTTTGGTAAGACCATCTTTACGAACCGGTGTTGCCGAGAGTCCAAATATGTGTTTGGGACACAATTTGAACAGGGATTGTGAAAATACCTTGGCGCATATATGGTGCGCTTCATCAACAATGAGTGTCCCTATAGTATCAAAATCATTGAATGAATATTCCTTCAAAGATAAAGACTGGAGCATGGCAATGACAAAATCACAATCGGTCTCTATTTTATTCTGTTGTACGACACCTATAGTGGCACCCGGACAAAACTGTTGGATACGCTCTTTCCATTGGTTCGCTAAGAACTCTTTGTGTACAACAATCATCGTACGGTACCCTAATTTACACGCTATGGCTAAAGATACCGTCGTCTTACCAAATCCACACGGAAGTGAGAGAACACCGTGACCGGCCTTAATTGCGGTCGCCAAAGCCTCGTTTTGGTGCGTTTCATCACGTAATTTTCCAATGAATTTGGTCTTTATTTTAACTGGTTCGGGACGTTTATCTTCCGTCGGCGTACCGAGTTTCTCTTCACCGTAAAATCGGGGAACGCATATACCGGTTTTTGTTTTTCTGAATACATTAAAGGGAGGCGGAGGAAATCCAAACTCTGTGTTTACAACGGCACGAACCGTAAGTTCTTTTTTGATTTCTGGTGTCTCGCCTGTAATATACCCCGAGCGTGTAAGACTCATTACTATTACTTAATTTTTATACTTTATATATTTTAATACCCATGAGTATCCACTATGTTCATGAGCATTCCAAACTCCATTAAATTGGATTTCTACAAGAACCATATCACCTTTCTTGAGTGATTGAATCGGTGTATCACCGTCGACGTTACACATAACACGACGGTACCTAAACGGAACTTTTACTTTTAAAACGTTACCTTCGAGTGGGTCGTCGAGTGTTTTGGGAAACATGATGGTATCGGATCTTTTTTCGTGGAGTGCGCGTATATAATCACTCACCTTTTCGGGAATACTTATTCGTAAATACTTTTTTTCGTTATAGTCATACATTGGTTCGTATACTGTCGCCTGAACCGGTAAAATCATTTATATAGTATAATGAGAAACAAAACTATAAGTATAAATAATACGTGTGTTAATAATACCGGTTGTAAAGGTGGTCTCATATCGAATGTTTGGCGACAAAACGATCGTCCGACCTCTATTGCAGCCTCTATACTTGAATATGGTGTTTTACGTTCGGACATCATACCACACAAAGCAACTTTTGAACACTTACCGTAAAATGGGACTTGGCCGTACAAACTCAAAACCCCCGATGATTGTTCGAACGTCCACTTTCCATCGACCCAGTTTGAACCCCACCCGATACGAATACTTGTAGGTTGGGGCGCATGTAACTGTTCGACGACCACCTTTTTAAGTGTTTCGGGGTCGGTCGATAAAACCTGTTCGGTAAGATTACAAATAACACACGAAATTGTTTTACCGTCGCTAAGAACAACCGGTTGTAAATTAAATTCGGTTTCCATCGTATATTCTATATCAGGTTTGGGTAACTTAATAGGTTGGTCGTAATCGAGTAAGATATTTATACACCCGTACGTACTTGGTCCAATTTTTTTTATGGCATCTTCGCCCCAATTATCACCTATAAGTTGGAGCGCTTTACTATTGTCTACACACATAACGAGAATACCGTCGTTTATTCTACTTTTGTCTGTAAATGTAGCCTCATATGTATCTTCGCCGTAATAAACATTTTTAAGTTCCTTACCGAACATGAATTTAGCACCTTTATTTACGAGTGCCCGTTGCATTTTATCGGACATTTCTTTACCCGAAACCTTTTGTGTATATTGTTTAGACATAGCCACATAATCGAAACTCTTGACGAACTCGAATGCCGACATGGTCTCCCAATCGACACCGTCTATTACTAATGGTAACGCCTTGAGTAATTTTTCACCTGAATCACTAAGTTTACCGAGTGCATCTTTGAGTGTAATTCCCCTATATTTTTTAGGTTGTGCCAAAACACGTACTGCGAGTGATGATAATGTCACGTAATCTTTAGGGTTTAGGTATTTTAGTGCTGCTGTTGTTGATATATCGGCAGGTTGAAATATATCGTCCCATTTTATACCCATTTCTTCAAATAAACTATTTGTGTTCACAAACGCGTTATTGAATACAATTCTATGTGCGTGTAAATCTCTTTTGTGTCCTGATGGTTCCCACCACGAACCACCCGCGGACTCCTTTCGATCATAGAGTATGACTTCATGGTCACCTGACCTTAGAAGTTCCCATGCTATTGACATACCTGTTGGTCCGGCACCTACGATATGGACTCGCATTTATAATAACACGCGAAAAATAATTTATGTTTTCATACAAAGTATCTCAAGGAGATAGTTATTAATTTATTTATGT